CTGGCCTGATTCCAGACATGGGAAAGCTATTAGCCGGATGAAACAGATAGACGGCCTTTGGTGGCCCGACTTTGACGTTCGCTGCCGTAACGCGGTGGTGACTGAGTGCGCGGCGGCTATGCCCGTTGTCCTTCCGCTGGTGAAGGAAAAGCGCGTCTGTGTGCAGGCGGGTGGAAACGTCGGCGTCTATCCCCTCGCGCTGGCCAAGGTGTTTGATCGGGTCATCACGTTTGAGCCGGACAGGGACAACTGGGACTGCCTGATAGAAAATGTGCCGCTGCCGAACGTGGCAATCTATCACACCGCGCTAGGCTCTCAGGTCGGAACGTGCGGCATCCTTCGCATAGACACGGACAACTGCGGCTCTCACAAGACGCTGCCGGGGACTGCGGTGCCGGTGCTGACTATCGACGGCCTTAACCTCGATCAATGCGATCTGATCTGGCTGGACATTGAAGGCGCGGAGGCTGACGCGATTAAAGGCGCTATGGCGACAATCGAGAAGTTTTCGCCTATCATCGTGCTTGAAGAGAAAGGGCTAGGCCCAAAAGCGGACTTGCCCGGCTATTCCCGCAAGATGCGGATTGGCAATGATACGGTCTATTGGAGGTCATAGATGGATTATGTAGCGCCAGACGGACGGGATAGGGTCATCCCGCGTTTCCACATCAAGCCGGTTCGCAATAACTTCCTGTCGGAGAAGGAAGGCCGCGAGGTCTGGAATGATGTGGAGTACGTCGAACTGATCGTGCCGGGCGACAACAAGAACATCGTGGACGTGGCGGTGAAGGACGAACACCGCGACCGCTGGCCTACCAAATACGCCGCGTTCAAGGCCAACATGGAAGCCCCTGAAAGCGGTACGCCGCTGGACGAATGGGCAGGCATTGGCCGCAGTCAGGTCATTGAGCTTAACAGCGTCCATATCCGCACCGTGGAGGCCCTTGCTGGTCTTTCGGACAGTCAGCTTGCCAAGTGCGTCCCGATGGGTGGTCATGCCCTCCGTGCGAAGGCTCAACGGTTCATTGACCAGACCGACGCTGAAAAGCCCCTTGCGGAGATGACGCAGCGGATTCGGGAACTTGAAGACAAACTGGCCCTCGCGCTAGAGGCCAAACGAGAGGAAGCGGCATGAGCGGTCTGGAACGTGACGTGATGTACAAGCCGGGGGCGACCTTCTTCAAGGAAGGCAAGCGCCTCATGTTCCGCTTTCAGGCGGATTCTTCGTCTGTCATCGGCCCGCGTCTGGCGACAGACGCTGACAAGAAGGCACATGGCGCAGAGTATGATATGTACCTGAAGGAAGCCTTCAACCATGCGCCGTTGGAAGCTATGGACCATGACAACGACGGGGAGCCGGGAGGGGCTGCCGAACCTGTAGAAACCCCTCCGCTGCCGAAAAAGCGCGGACGCCCGCCAAAGGTCTAAGCCGTGGATTTGCTCGGAATCATTCGCCGGTCCTGCCGCCTTCTCTCGCTTCCGCTTCCTACGGAAGTCATCGCCTCGACTGATATTCAGGTCCAGCAGCTTCTCGCGCTGGCCAATGAGGAAGGCGACGAGCTGGCGGGGGCCTATGACTGGCAAATCATGCGCCGTCAGCACCTCTTTGAGACGGTCGCAAGCGCGGTCCAGTCCAGCGCGGTTCCGGCGGACCTAGACCATTTCGTCGCTAACTCGTTCTTCAACCGAACGACCATGCGCTACGTCTATGGCCCGATCACTCCGCAAGAGTGGCAGGCCATCCAAGCACAGCCCCAACTCAATCGCGTGTTCCTCGCGTTCGTGGAGCGTGACGGGCAGTTCCTTGTGACTCCAACGCCTCCGGCTGGGCAAGAGATTGCGTACGAGTACATCACGAAATACTGGGCGAAGTCGGACGCTGGCGTTCCGCAGCAGGAGTTCCTAGCCGACACAGACGAAACCTATCTAGATGACAAGCTATTCCCGCTCGGCATCCGGTGGCGGTTCCTGAAGTCCAAGGGTCTGGAATATAGCGAAGATTATCGCAGCTATATGAGTGAAAGAACGCAAAGAATGGCGCGGGACGGCGGCAACACGGTGATTGATAGCACCGGGGGCAGCTACTACGGCTGGCCGACTAACATCCAGATGGGTAATTTCCCCGGATGATGCTGTTTCTCACCATCGCGGACACGAAGAACCAGGAGACGCAGCGCAAGCGCATCAACGCGCTGCTGGCCGTCTATGGGCCGGGTTACGGGTCTGCTTTGCCTGCCGCTGCGGATAGCCCAGACGGTCGGTTGTTCTACATCGGCTCGCAAGGCTATCAGAATCGTTCGGGGGCTTGGGTTGCGTTATGAGACGAAGAATTGACATGGTGTATCTTGCGCCATGGGACCGGCTGGGCATTACAAGAGACGAATACATGCGCCGATCAGACGCTATATTCGAGCGCGCTCTTGCGCTGGCCCGTGAAGGGCGGACGCCGATAGACGCGGCACGCTACGCTCATCAAGAAGCAGAGTACGTCAGAGGTTGGCTCACGCTATGAGGCAAGCTGTCAGGGGTTACGGGCGGCAGGCCCTACAGTCGGTCACACAGCGCCGGGTGACTGTCGGTAAAGCTATTCCGGCCCCGGTGGGTGGTTGGGATGCTCAATCCCCGCTGGCCAATATGCCGCCTGAAAACGCGGTCATTCTGGACAACTTCATTCCGCGCGCGGGCTATGTGGAACTGCGTAAGGGTTTCATCCCGTGGCAGACGGCGTTGCCGCTTCCCGTTGAGACGCTGATGGTCTGGCGGGGTGGGTTTGCATCGGTAGCAGACGACATTTTCGCGGCGTGTGGCGGCTCGATCTATGACGTGTCCAATCAGGACGATACGCCGGTGGAGGTCTATACGGGGACCGGCAGCGCCCGTTGGCAGTGGATTAACTTCGCCAATGATGCGGGGACGTTTCTGATTGCCGCCAACGGTGCGGACGACCCGATCTATTACGAAGGCACGACCTTTACCGCTACGGCCATCACCGGCACGGCGGGCGCGATTACGCTGGACCCGCGCACCCTGGTTGACGTGATGGACCACAAAGGGCGGCTGTTCTTTGTGCAAGAGGACAGCCTGCGGTGCTGGTACCTTGAGCCGTTTGCAATTCAGGGGACAGCCAATCTGCTGGACCTTGGCCCGATTTTCGACAAGGGCGGTTCTATCCTTTGCCAAGCCACATGGACGCTCGATAGCGGCTCCGGTGCGGATGATTTGGCCGTTTGGGTTACGACGCAGGGTCAGGTCGCGGTGTATCAAGGGCTGGACCCTTCGGACGCCAACAACTGGGCATTGGTGGGGGTGTATGACCTTGGCCTGCCTCTCTCGCGTCGTGGGCTTATCAAGTACGGTTCCGACCTTGTGCTGCTGACGACGGACGGCGTTGTGCCTCTCTCGCAGGCGCTGAAGCTGGATCGCGCGCAAGAAAACCTCGTCGCCCTGACGCAGCGCATCCAAAACGCCTTTCAGAAAGCTTCGCAGTCGTATCGGTCCAACTTCGGCTGGGAAGGGGTGCTGTATCAAAAGGGTACGCTGGCCATTTTCAACGTGCCGGAAGCCCCGTTGTCGAGGTCGGTGCAGTTCGTGCAGAACGTCCAGACGGGGGCATGGTGCCGGTTCACGGGCATCAACGCCTTTTGCTGGGCTGTGGCCAATGACCAGATGTACTTTGGCACGACGGACGCGGTGTGCCAGTGGGACACGGGCTATGCGGATGATGAGACGGGCATCGTCGCGGATATGAAGACGGCGTTTAACTACTTCGGTTCGCGCGGCGACCTGAAGAAGTTTGAGATGCTGCAACCGGTCTATCGGATTGCCAACAACATTTCGCCTGCCGTTGAGGTGGTTACGGACTTTAAGGAAAGCATCCCGACTGCGGTTCCGACCACGATCAGGACGACGGGCGCAACGTGGGATTTCGGCGTATGGGATTCCAGCGTTTGGGCATCCGCGACCGAGACGCGCGATAGCTGGACGAGCGTTACAGGGATTGGCTACTGCGGTGCCGTGCGGTTGAGGGTTGAGCCGGACCCGCTGTTGTTCCTCGACCTTGCCGTGGATGATGACACGGTGGTTTCGTATGACGGCGATGGGATTGTGTCTATTCAGGAACCTTCCCGCGCCACCAACTCGACCGTTGAGATTGTGGCCTTTAACCTGAAGTTCCAGAACCAGACGGGCGGGCAGTTGTAAGCAAAACGCCCCCGGCGTGAACCGAGGGCGCTTGTCCGGCAGGATCAGCAAGTGCCGATCACCCGAATGTTGCGAGGCCGGGCGCTAAACCGGCAATCAGATCAGGCAGCCGTCGCCAGCATGATCTAGAGCGTCCTCCGCGTGTCTGCTTTCCACGCCGCTCGCAAGACGTATAATGCCTACGCCTTGGAGGAAGCGCAAATGAAACTTGTCAGCGGCCCGTTCTCCCCTCTCGTCGCTCAATGGGTAGCGGACCAGATCGGGCATGGACTGGATTGGGGACCATGCGAGGCCATCGGGGTGGTCGATAAGCACGATAATCTCATCGGCGGCGTCGTGTTCAACGCGTATCAGCCCCAATATCGCAACATAGAGGTTAGCTTTGCCTCGATTCGCCCTGATTGGTTGACGCCTCGTCTCGTTACGGGCATCATGCGCTATCCGTTCTATCAGCTAGGAGCGGCGAGAATCACCAGCCTGACGCCGAAGAAGTTGCGTCGCGCTCGCCAGTTTCTCTCAAAGTTTGGTTTCAAACATGAGGGGACTATCCGGCGTGGTTATGGTGATGACGACTGCATCATCTCCGGTCTCCTCGAAAGCGAATGGGCATCCCATCGCTTCAATAAGGACCGTGTGAGTGAGCAAGCCTCGGCCCCCGGCAGCCCCTGACCCCGTACAGCTCGCCAACGCTCAAGGCGCGGCTAACACCGCGACGGCGCGCGAGCAACAGCGTTTGAACCTTATTGGCACTAGCGGCCCGCAAGGCACGACGCGATATGTTGCCGACCCCACTCAACCAGGTGGCTACCGTCAAGAGACGACGCTTTCGCCCGGTGAGCAGCAGAACTACGACCGCTCCACGTCTGTTTATGGCGGTGCGCTGGATACGGCGGGGCAGCAGATTGGTCGCGTGAACGATGCGCTTGGCCGTCCGCTGAACACCGAGGGCCTGCCGGAACTGCAAGGCTTTGACGCGCCTAACTTTGACCGCCAACGGTTTGAGGATTCGGTATATGCGAGCCAGACACGTCGCCTTGACCCGCAATTCGACCGCATGGAGCGCAGTCAGGATGCGCGCCTTGCCGCTCAGGGCTTGGGTGCAAACAGCGAGGCTACGCGTAATCTTCGTCAGGATTTTGCAAGAGATCGAACCGACGCTTACGGCGAGGCCGCTAACCGTGCAATCCAAGCCGGTGGTGATGAGCAATCTCGCGCGATTCAGCAAGCCATTGCGGGCGGGACATTCGGTAATCAGGCGCGGACGCAGGGCCTGCAAGAGCGGGCTTATGTCCAGAATCAGCCGCTAGCCCAACTGCAAGCCCTTCTCGGCACGGGTCAGGTCGGTATGCCGCAAGGCGTTCAATACACGCCGACTGCCGTGGGCCAGACGGATGTTCTTGGCGCTAACCAACTGAGCATTGGCCAGCAGAACGCGAACTATCAGGCGCGGATGGGCCAGCAGACAGCCCTCATGAATGGCCTGTTCCAGCTTGGTGGAGCGGCTATCGGCACGATGGGAGGCGGTCGCTAATGGCCCGCGCTCCCATGCCTGCCCCTCAGTTGCTGGAAAGCCCTGCGGTTCGCCGTTCGGCAATGCTGGCCAAACTGCTGGAGGAACAACGCCGTCCGGTCGATATTCGCGGTGGATACGGCGAACTAGGCGCACGTCTGCTTGCCCAAGGCATCACCCAATGGGGTGCGAACAAGGCTGAGAAGGCGGTGGAGGCAGAGCGCACGGCGGCGGACGACGCTATCCGCGCTCGCATTTCGTCTATTCTTGAGCCTGCCGCGCCTGTCCCGCAAGGCGTCGATCTGGCCAACGCCATTTCGCCCCCGCCGGTAACAAACACGCAGATTCCGCAACAGGCTCCGATTGCCCCCGCTGCGTCCGTGGCCGGTTCTCCTATGCCCTCCGCCGCTCCGGCTGGAATGCCTTCTGCGCCTATGCCGATGGCCGACGTTCCTCCGATGCAGCCGCCGCAACCCATGCCGCAGGCTGCGCCACAAGCGGCTCCGCAAGGTCAAATCCCGCCCGCGCTTGCCTCGCACATTCGCCAACTGGCGGAGTCGGGCGATCTGCAAGGCGCACAATCCATGCTGAATAACTACCAATCTCAGCAGGCGTTGATGGAGATGCTTCCGGCGCAAATCCGCAACGACCCTGTTATGGCTTGGTTGGCGGCGACGAACCCGGATGCGTTTACGACGGCGGTGTCGCAACAGTACTCGCCGCAAGTCGTGGCAGAGGGCAGCGCGCAACGTATTGCCGGAACCGATGAGACGTTCCGTAACCCGCGCACGTTTGTTGCGGGCGGCGACATTATGCAGACCGCGCCTAACGGCGTGACTGATGTTGGCAACGTCTCTCCGACCTATGGCGACCAGACCGCGCGCATTGTGGCGGAGCGTCCTCAAGTCGTCACGACGGGTGAAGGGGCGGTTTCTACTTTCTACGGCCCGCAAGGCGAGATTGGTGGACAGATTCAGGGCCGTGAGCGTCCTGTTGCGCCGTCGCCTGTCTCGACTGAGATTACGGGGCGTATCAGCGCGATTGATACGGACGTGATGCCGACGATTGGCCGGATGCGCGAGCTGCTGCAATCGGGCGACGTTATCTCCGGCCTTGGTGCTGAGCAGCGGTTGCTTGCGGCACGGGCGGCGGCTGCGGTTGGCGACCGAAACGCGCGTCGGCAGGTGGCGGCGACGGAAGAGTATCTGAATACGTCGGGCCGTCTGCGTGTCGGCATGGCCAAATCGCTTGGCGCTAACCCGTCGAATGCGGACATTCAGCTTCTTGAGCGTGTGACAGCGGGCGACCTTAACCAGTCGGTAGGCGGGCTTATGGCCACGATCAACCAAGGCGAAGAGATGGCCACGCGCCAGCGGAGCGCGGCAGAGCAACAACTGGCGACCGCTGGCGCGTTGGCTCCAACTGGCGGTGTGCGTGACCCGCTGGAGGGTCGGACGGCTACCGGCCCTAACGGTGAGCGCATGGTGCGGCGCGGCGGTCAGTGGGTGCCGCAATGATGCAAGACTTGCCGCCCGGCTTTCGTCTTGACCCCGTGTCTCCGGCTCCGTCCGGTGCTGACGGTTTGCCGCCCGGCTTTCGTCTTGACCAGACGCCGCCACGTCCGCAACGGCCCGCACAACCACGCCTGCAAGGCGCGCCACAAGCGGCTCCGCAGACGGTCGGTGACAGCGGCCTGACGCGGGAAGAAATCTACGCGGCACAACGCGCGCAGGGCTTCACTGACGACGAGATCGAAGCCAACATTGACGAGATGTTCCCGGAGATGGGCGGCGCTGCCGCGATGGCTCCTGCTGTTGACCCTATGTCCGAACTTCCTCCGGCCAATGGCGGATTTGATCTGCCGGAAGGCGTGGTGGATTGGAACAACCTGACGCCGGAAGAACAGACCTCGCTGGGTGAGGGCGCTCGCGTTCTCATGCCTCAGAACGAAGGCGAGACGTTCCGTCAAATCGTGACCTTGCGCGGTAGGCCCTACTATTCCGAAGGCCGGGACACCGATCAGGTCTTCGGGGGTATCCGCGCTCGCGAAGAAAACGCCTTCGACAAGATGGGTGCTTTTGCCTCTGGCGCTGGCGAGCAAGTTCCGTTGCTGGATGAAGCCGCTACGCTTGCTGGCGCGGTCGCGCGTGGTCAGTCGTTCTCAGACGCTCGCAGCGACTATCGCGATATGCAGTCCGTCCTTAACGAGCAAGAAGGCGGCTTGCGTGACGCGGGCGGTATCACGGGCTTTGTCGGAACTGCGCTAGTCCCTGGATTGAGCGGCACCAAATATATTAGCCAAGGCGCAACGCGCGGTGCTCAGATTGGTCGCGCTATGCAAGTTGGCGGACTGACTAGCGCGGTGTACGGCGGCACGGCTGGCGAGGGCGGTCTTGAGGACCGTGCGCAAGGCGCGGCGCTGGGTGCGGCGTTGGGTGCCGGAACGGGCGGCGTCGTACAGGGTGCCGCTCCGATAGTTGGCGAGGGCTTCCGCAGGCTCGGCTCTGGCTTTTCGGAGGCCGGTTCTGTTCTTAGCCGTGGCTTTGGCCGTGTTGCGCCGGAAGCGGAGATTACGCCGGAAGCCACTACGGGCGCGCAACAGTACCTCGCTCGGCTTCTTGAATCGTCCGGTGCTGATCTGGCTGGAAACCCGATTGCGGCGATGGGCAAGCCTATCACGGCGGCGGAAGCTATTGGCCCGTCCGGTATTGCCAACATGGCGGCGCTTACCCGTCGTTCTGGCCGTGCCGGAAACATGGCGCAATCGCAGCTTGGCGCGCGAGCGGTCGAGCAGCCCAACCGCGTTGTGCAGGACTTTGCAGACCTGACGGGCATGGACCCTGCCGGTTCGGCGGATATGATTCAGAACCTCGCCACGACTGGACGGGCTAGGGCGCGTCCGATCTATGACGAAGCCTATTCGATGCAGGTTCAGCCGTCGCCGCTGATTGAAAACATCCTTGCGCGCCCGGTTGGTCAGGCCGCGTTGCGTCGTGCCTATAAGATTGCTCGGAACGAGGGCCGCAATCCTGAAGAGCTTGGGCTGTTTGTTGTCTCGCGCAATGAGCCTCGCGCAACAGGGGTTCAACGTGCGGCCCGCGACCCTGAGCTTTTCGCTGATCTTGACGCAATGCGCGCTGGCCGTGGCGTTCGCGGCGCTGGCCAAGGCCAGACGCTTCTTGAGTTTATTTCTCAAAATGGCGGTGTCCGCGATGATGGCGGCGAACTGGCACAGATCGGGGCTGATATTTGGAACCGTCAAGGGGCTTGGCGCTCGCGTGCTGTTCGTGATGAAGGTTTGTCGCTGGAACAAATGGCAGACCGTGCGCGGGCGGCTGGGTTCTTCGGCGACGTTGCGGACGCAACGGCGGATAGCGCCGACAACTATCAGCGCATCTCGTCTCAAGACGTGATTAACGCCATTGAGGGAGAACTGCGCGGCTATCCTAGCTACGCCCGTGCGGTTGGCGACACTGATCGTTCTGCGGCGGCTGTTGCTCGGCGCGCCCGTCGCGAGGCGCTTGATGAGCGTTTGAACCGCGAAGGCATCGACCTTTCCAAAGCCGCGAACGATGATGTAGCGCGCCTGCTTAATGAGGCGGATGATGCGGAGGCGCGGGCGCTGGCTCATCTTGAGGGCGAAGGGCCTGGTGAGCCTCAGATTGAGTTTCTGCCCGGCGAAGTTCCGTCGATGCAAACTCTCGATTACGTCAAGCGCGGGCTGGATGATGTAGTCAATAACTATCGCGATTCCACGACCCGTCGCCTGAACCTGAACGAAGAAGGCCGTAGCGTTGTTGGTGCTGTTTCTCAGTTTCGAGATGAACTCGTTAGGCTGACAGGGGGGGAGGAAGGCGCTTATTCTCGCGCCTTGGCTGCCGGTGGCGACCCTATCCGACTTGAAGAAGCCTTCCGCCAGTCTGATCGCTTGTTCGGTGTTGGCGTCCCTCAACGCACGTTTGCTCAAGCAACCGAGCGCATGGGCGAGGCAGAGCGTAACGCGCTGGTTGCTGGCTTCGCTGATCGGCTGTTCCGTGACGCTCAATCGGGGCGGCTTTCCACGCGCCAGCTTAACCAACTCAATGTGCCGGTGACGCGCGAGAAACTGGCCAGCCTGATCGGACCTGAAGGCGCTGATAGCTTCATGCAGCGCATCGGTGCTGAGATTGAGTTGGCGCGGTCGGGTGGTCGGATGGCTCCCGGAACAAACTCGGTCACGGCTGAAGCCTTGGCCGCTATGGCAGAACAAGACGGAAGCACGGGCTTTACGGCTGATCTGGCGCGGAACATGGCGCAAAGCCCGGGCAACTTGCTAGGTGCGTTGACGCTTACTGCCGGTAAAGCTGCCGTGGCCCCCCTTGCGGGCTTTGCGCGCGGTATGTCGGTTGCCAAGCCTCAGGCGGTGCGTGATGAGATTGCACGGCTGCTTCTGCTTTCTCCCGAAGACCTGCAAGCCCAGCTTACTGCTGCTGCGGGTTCTTCCACACCAGACGCGGGCGCGCTTGCAAAGGCGCTTCAGGCGGCTGCTGGTCCCGGAGCTGGTCGTACAGGCGCTGGATTCTCTCAGCCCGACACTCAGAACGCCAGACCAGCAAACCGGCGAGCAGCACAATGAAAGCGCCATATAAATCCATGGGCGCAGCCTACCACGGGCAGGAGATTTAGTCATCGCACGCAACGGCTCTGGAAATTACACCGCACCGGCAAGCACTTGGAACCCCGCTATTCCGGGGCAAACCATCTTGTCGGACGACTGGAACTCGCTGCTGTCGGACCTTTCGACGGCTATCACGCAGTCCATTGCATCGGATGGCCAGACGACCACGACGCTTGCAATCCCGTTTGCCCAAGGGGTGCGGGTTAGCGGCGGCTCGCTTGGAACGCCGTCCTTCGGTGTGATTGGCGACACGGACACGGGGATTTACTTCCCCTCGGCTAACACCGGCGCTTTGGTTGGCGGCGGGGTGGTTGCGGCAACGTGGAACGCATCCGGCCTTTCGATTGTCGGAACCCAAACGCTTACGGGGCTGACGGTCACCGGCAACACGTCGCTAGGCGATGCTGCGGGCGATACGCTCACGGTGACGGCCACAAGCACCTTTGAAAGCCCTGCTACGTTCAACGACCCCGCGACGTTCACGGATACCGTCACGGTCCCCGATGCGTCCTTCACCAACGCCAAGCTGGCCAACATGGCTACGCTGACGATCAAGGGTCGGGTCACGGCGGGGACGGGTGTTCCTGAAGACCTGACGGCTACGCAGGCCACGACCATTCTCAACGCGGTTGTGGGTGATAGCGGGTCGGGCGGGACGAAGGGCCTCGTTCCGGCTCCGGCTGCTGGCGACACGGCTGCAGCCAAGTTCCTCAGCGCGGCGGGAACGTGGGCTGCGGCGGTTCCTGTCGGCTCGATCACCATGCACGGCGCGAACGCAGCCCCTACCGGCTGGCTAGAGTGTGACGGTGCGGCTGTCTCGCGGGCGACGTATGCGGGGCTGTTTGCAGCTATCGGCACTGTGTTCGGGACTGGCGACGGTTCCACGACCTTTAACGTGCCGGATATGCGCGGTGAGTTCGCGCGTGGTTGGGATGATAGCCGGGGCATCGACCCTGCCCGGGCGTTCGGTTCGGCGCAGGCGGATGAGTTTGAGGCGCACGTTCACAGCGTCCAACCGGCTGCATCGACGAATGACTCTGCATCCGGCCTGACCACGACCGGCAACACGGCTGGCGAGACAATCACGGCTTACGACACTGCTTCGACTGGCGGCACCGAAACCCGTCCGCGCAACATCGCGCTGCTGTTCATCATCAAGTTCTAGGTCACGAAATGACGACGCCTCCCCGCCAGACTTACGCCGACCTCGCAACCGAAGCCGATGTTGTTGGCACGGACTTGATTGCAACGTGGCGCTCTACCGGACCCCTTAAAACGGTCACGGGCGCTATTCTGTCGGACTATATCGAAACCGCGCTTGGCCTTGGCACGATGGCGACGCAGGACGCAGATTCGGTTGCGATTACGGGCGGCACGATTGACGGAACCGCCATTACGGACGGGTCTATCAATGTCCCCGCTATCACCCTTGCGGGCGGCACGGCCATTGTTGACGCGCCGTTGGTTGTCGCAACGCAGACGTGGAACGAAGGCACTACGGTCTTCACCGCGCTGGATGTCAATGTCACCGACACGGCATCTAACGCCACGTCTCGGTTTCACGATTATCAAATCGCTGGCAACTCCATCCACCGCGTCCTGAAGACCGGCGAGACGATTATTTCCAATGCGGCAGGCACGTCGCTTGGTGGCATGAAGCGCACGGGCAACGCGGGGGAGATGGCGCTTACCAGCCTGATCGACCCAAGCACGGGCGGTCCGGCTGAAGTCCTGCGCTGGTATTGGGAAAACAGCACACAAGTCGGTGCAAACGACCCGAATAGCGCCGCTGTCATCCGAGGCTTCGGCGGCAACCGCTTTTCCGTCGAAAGCGGAGCCGCGCTCGTTCACATCGCGGCGAACGGTCGGTTTGAGTGGGAGGGCCTGGTTTCCGACCGCCTTCTGTTCGTCGGCTATGAAGCCGGGTCTAGCATCGGAAAGACGTTCGACTTCAACAACTCTGGCCAAACGCCGACGCAGGCCGATCAGGTCATGTCGATTTCCACGACAAACGCGGCCAAGAAGCTCCTTCAGTTCTGTTCGCTTTCGGGCAGCACCTACACCGAGCTTGGCAATGTGAGCGGCGCTGGCGTTCTCAATATGCCTAGCGCGGTGTTCACCGGCAACGCGCAAGCGGCAAACGTCATCGTGGACACGCAGGTTTCTGCGGCGCGTGGCACGACGGGTGCGCCTGCCTACAGCTTCACGGGTGACCTTGATGTTGGGATGTGGTCCCCGTCCGCCAACGTGCTGGCGTTCTCCACTACGGGCACGGAAGCAATCCGTATTCATGGCTCGCGGAACGTCAGCATCGGCAACACGACCGACTCCGACAAGCTGAGTGTGACGGGCGATATTCGGGCGTCTAACCGATATTACGGCGTTGGGACAACTGCCTATGTCCAGCTTGATGATGGTGTCGGCGCGCGTATTGCCTACGGAAACGCCGTTTTGAACGTCGGCGGCCCGGTGGTGTTCAGCAACTCTGGGACTGAGCGGTTCCGGGTTAGCAACTCAACCGGCGACGTGACCGCGACCGGCTCGCTTCAGATGCTTTCCGGCACGGCTGTCCCGGCTGGAGGCACGGCAGGTGCAGGCCTGAAAGTTTCGTCAACGAGCAACTTCGGGGTATTCTTCGGGTCAGGCGCTCCGACGCTTTCGGCTGCGAAGGGTTCGCTTTACCTTCGCTCTGACGGCTCGGGCATCAATGACCGAATGTACGTCAATACCAACGGCACTACCACATGGACGGCTGTCGTTACCGTCGCCTAACTGGAGGATACCATGACTGCTCAGACGCATATCGACGCCATCGGCCAAGCCGTTACCGAGTTGGAAAACGCGGCCAAGGAAGCCAAGCAAGCCGCTCGGGTTGTCCTGCAAAAGACCCGCGCTCTGCACGATGCGCTAGGCGCAGCGGAAGCCGCTTACATCGCTGACACGGCCAATGACGGCAACGTGGTGGCTTTCAGCGGAGGAAATGACAAGCCTCCAGTTGACGACCCCGATGAGCCGGTCAAGCCGTGATCTGGTATCTGATCGCCACGGTCGCGGTGTTCGCGTCCAGCTTTTTAGCCTACCGATCAAGGCCGGAAAAGTACGCGGACTTGGTAGGGGTTAGCACTCTGCTGGCCATCGTGTTCGTCATCAATAACCTGTTGGTGATGCTGTACGGCTTTCCAGAGGCCATTCTGGCCGCGCCGGTGCTGGACGTGTTTCTTGCGGTGATGATCTACCGGGCGTGGGTGAAAAACCGCGAGCCGTGGAAAGTCATCGTTGTGGCTGCGCTGGTGGCGCAACTTATGCTACACGTCGTGGCGATTTCCATGTGGAAGTTGGGCACGATGACGCAGCACGGGCTGTATCTGTATGTCGTGGCTATCAATGCGTTTTTCATCGTTCAACTCTTGGCCCTTGGGTGTGTCGGGGTGGGTCATGGTCTGGATAGGCTTCTCACTCGTCTGCTTAGTCGCGGCGGTTTGGGCATTATGTCGGATGCTGGCCGATGAGCGGCCCGACGCTGGAAGTGCTGGCAAACGAGGTCAAACACCTGACTGACCGTGCCGACAAGCTGGAGGAGCGGCTGGAGGCGGTAATGAAGGTCCAGCGGTGGCAGATGGGCATGGCGGTTGGGGCGGGGGCTGTCCTGACGCTGCTGCTCCCGAAAATCTCTGCGGCGTTGGGGCTGACGTAGTGAACGATTGGCACATAGACATAACGGCCATTGCAGGCTTGGTCGCGCTTGGCTTGATTGGGGTGGTGGCTATCAATCACGGTGACGGCGAGACGGTGGCTGCGGCTGCGGTTGGCGCAATCGGCGGATGGATGGCGCGAGGCTCCGGCAAGACGACAACCACAACGGCTGGCGACCCTCCCACTCAAACCACGACGGATAACCTATGAGCTATGCGCTAGGCCCGAAATCCCGTGAACGTCTAATCGGTGTGCATCCGAAGTTGGTTGCCGTCGTGGAGATGGCGATTCAACTCACCAAGCAGGATTTCATGGTGCTTGAGGGCGTCAGAACGCCAGAACGCCAGAAAGAGCTTTACGCGCAGGGCCGCACCAAGCCGGGTCCGAAGGTGACTTGGACGCTGAACAGCAACCACTTCAAGAACGCACAGACCGGATATGGCCATGCGGTCGATCTGGTGCCGTTCCCTGTGGACTGGTCGCACAAGAAGCTGGACGTGGTTGCCAAGGCGATGTTTGCCGCTGCCGACACGCTCGATACCCCAATCCGATGGGGTGCTGACTGGAATAGGAACGGCAAGCCGCGTGAGAAGGGCGAGAGCGACTCGCCGCACTTTGAGTTGGTGCTGTGATGTTCGGGCTAGACAAGACCGCTATCCGCATCGTCCAGATCGGCGCTATCGTGGTTGTGCTGTGCTTTGTGCTGGCCGTACTGACCATGTGCAACAAGCCTTCCGCTCGTAATGAGGCGAAGGTAGCCGGTTCGGTTGGAAAGCAGTTAGACCGGGTAGCGGCGGAAACCCCTGTCATCCGCCAAGAGCAAGAGGAAAAGCAACGTGAAGCCGACAAGATCGAAGGCGCTGACACTCCCCTTCCTGCTGGCTTCGGGCGTAGCCTTGAGCGGGTGCGGAGGGGCGGCAAACATTCGGATTCCTGATAGCCTGAAAGCCTCTTGTGAAAGCACGGTGGGCGATCTGACGGGAGCGCAGACGCTTGGCGACCTATCTGCTGCCATCCTTACCGGAGACGGTGACTTGCGCGTCTGCGACACTCAGAAGTCAGCCGTCGTCGCTATTGCGGAGAGTCAGAATCGCGTTTGGTGGTGGCCTTTCTAGTCTCCCACCTCATTGGTACTGACGGGTGCGGGAACCTGGATTGTCGTCTCGAACGGCACGTTCATGCCAAGCCCGACCTTGGCGCCGAAGTCGTGCATCAGTTCCCAGTGCTGGAACTCGGACCAGCCGTCCGCATCTGTCGTCGGCGGCGTGTAGGGGTACTGGTCGCCAAAGGGGGCGAAAATCTCTTCGTGCCTCTTGCGGTGATGCTCGCGGCCAATGTCCGTCAACCGTACACGAACCTTGTCGTTCAGGTTAATCGTCTGCCAGCCACCGAGGGCCTGTTCACGGTCTGGGGTGGTCATGAGTTTGCCCACTGCTTTGCGGCATCCCGGAGCATTGAAGCGGCAACGGTGATGGCGATGAACGGCCAAAGCGTTATAGAGACGGCGTACCCAACCGGGCTGTCCGCATCCATGCGATCAGTCAACAGGCCGACGATTGCCGCCCCGATGGCCAGATAGATGAAAACCGCACTCATCTCCCATCCTCTTTATTCCCCGGTGCGGGGATGACGGCGAGGGCTTGGACTTCCCATGTGTCCGCGTTCGCATAAGCCGGGGTGTCGATCCGTGGGTCTAAATCCCAAAGGTTCCATGTGCCTTCAGAGCCGATACGCCGCAGTCGCCAAGCCACCGGCGCGGAGGGAGAGACGGGGGCGGTCATTGGCCAGACTCCGCGTCAGCTTTCTTGGTGCACGGAGCGCAAAGCATCTTCCCGTCCTGCACGCTGCAAGAGTCGAAGATGGAGCCGCCCTCGAAATAGCCTCCCCGAACGGCGTCCTCGGCTACGTCCCATAGGCTCCAACCGGAAGGCGGAGCGTAGGCGGCGTCGTGAATAGTCACAAAGCGCGCAGCGCACTCATCGCACTCGATGACGCTTTTCATTGAAACGACGGCCATCACGACCCTCCCTTCAGGCTTGCAAGGGCGGCTCGGGCGCGGAGAAGCGCGGACATGGCTTCCGGGTATTCAGAAACCGACCACGGGCCTTCCAGCCGGAGCAAACCATCGTAGAGCCGCAGTCCGTCACGTTCGGCGCGGATGTGAATGTCCCCAGCCACGTCCGAGGGGGCTGCGGGAATGGGAGCGCGTTCTGTGTCGGTCATTGGTCATCACCTTTCAGGTATTGGATGAAGGCCCCCACGAAGGCCAAGGTCAGCAGCGCGAGGAGAACAGCGCCCGCGATCAATGCGTCGGTCATCCTGGTTCCTTCTCGGGAGATTGTTGGCGGGCAGCGGCGATCAGTTCCAGCACGGTGGCGGGGTTGGCTGCTGCGATGAAGGCGAGGTACTTTTCGGGGTCAGACGCCATCGGACTTTTCAGCGGGACTGCTGCGACCGCGCCGCACGACGGGGCGTACACATAGGGTCCGATCTTCTTAGTGTCGGGGCCGCTCCGTTCCAGTTTCCACTGACGAAGCGTGATCGCCGTCGCCAGCCGTTCCAGTTCAGCCCATCTGTCCGCGCTCATCCCTCGGCTCCTTCGGCTTTATGGGTGGCTTCCGACAGCAGGGTGATGAGCGTGTCGGAGGCGGCGATGGCGTGGTCACGACCGGCCATGTCAGACCCGCACGAACCCCGGCAGGTCTTCAGGTAGCCGTTGATTTCGCGCAGCAGGCGCTTCCACTCAGAGGCCCGTTCCAGCACATAGGCGCGCGGCCACGGGATAGAGCGCAGGTCATTGTTCGCGGCGGTCAGCCTGACCACCTCGGCCTCGGCTACCTCCAGCCGTGCTAGAAGATCAGTCATGTGACGTTCCTTTGGGTTCATCGGCTGCGATGGCTTTCATGCGGGCCGCAAACTGGCGGTTCGTCTCGCCGGGCAGGTTGTCCCCTGCGATCTCAACGGTCGGATGGACGGCGTTCCGGTCACGGATGCGCTTGCGCTCGCTGTTGGAAAGTCCGCCACCCACGAACCCCGCGCTTTCTCCAAGCGCAGCACCGGCTATTGCGCACATCGCGGCGGCGTGAGTTGCGAGTAGTCGGCTCATTGGTCTTGTCCTTGTTCATCCTTGGCGGGGGATTGAGTCCGCTTTGGTGTTCCAGACTTCCGCACGGTCCACGCGTCGATGCCGGGCGGATTGTAGCCGGGCGCGGCTTCATCATCGGGGAGCCACCGGGGAGTGTGTAGGTTTTGCACCTCGCGAGCCGCCGCCTGCCGCGCAGACACGGTGTCCCTGTGGTACTGGTAGGCCATTTCACTGAGGCCGCTCTCGACCATCAGCTTGCCGTTCAAAAACAGCTTGTCGGGGGCGTCGTATTCGCCACCTGCCGACATCATCTCGTCGCCGATCTGGGACAGGATGGCCAGATAGCCGCCCGTTGTATGCGCGGCAGCGGCACCTAGACCGCCCCTGAAGACCATCATGCAGCCGGACCGGCGCATGACGGCATAAACCTTCGTCGGAACTCCCATCACCCCTCTCCACCCGGAGTAGGGACACCCGGTTCCTGCTTACGAGAGAGGGCGGCACGGGCGCGCTGAACGTCTTCGCGCCAAGGATTCGCACCGTAGTAGCCGTTCGGGATAATCTCAGAAGAGTTGTTCTCGCCGTTGATGCGAATAGCAGCAAACGGCTCCAAAGCCTCCCTCAGCCTCTCCACTTCCACAGAGGGTTTTGGCTCATCCGCTGCGCGGATACCCACCTGTTCGGCGGGGCTGACGGCGGCTAAAATATCAGCAACCGCACCGGGTCCGTTGATTACCGTCTGGCCGTCCCGGACGAACACGTTGGCGCTGACCGCCGCGACGATGGAGGGTGACATGGCCGAGATTGCCGCCAGTAGCGCGGCCTCCATAGCGCCATAGCCGCTCGCGTCGTGCTGTGTCGGCTTGAAGGCGTCCCAAGCCTCATAGGCGGCGTCGATTGGGCTTCGCGCGGTCATAGGTCTAGCCTCGTGATTTCGGCGTCTGTGGCTTCTGGGAGGTTGGCTACGGCCCACGCGACACCTCGCCGCTGGCCTTCCTTCCCGACTGCCAGAAGCAATCGAGACCGGATGCCGCGCAGAGACGGGTCGTCGGTGATCGTGCGCCAGAGACACCCGTAGGCAATCTCTAGCGGCGAGGCGGCTACAACAGCCCCGTCCGCCGCACGGTGGGTATCGCCGTCAGGCGATGAACCAAACACTTCCACAGAGGGGGGAGGGGCGGAACGGGCGGATGCGATCAGCTTGAGGATGGTCGCGGGATTGGCGGCGGCGATGAAGGCGGCGTCGTCAGCCTCAAACTGCGGGAAGTGTTCGCGCCTGTACCAGTCCTCCTCGTCGCCCTTGCAGACGGCTATCGCGCTTCTCGCCAGCCCTTCCAGTTCCGACCAGTCCCCTTCATGGAGGGGGGCGGCGTCAACCATGGCTGACAGCAGTTTCACCGTATTCTCTCTGGTCATTTGGTTATCCAATCCAAAGAAGCGAAAGAACGCCAGCCATGATGGCCAGGATGATGATGCTGCGAGGTCTGGCAATCTCAGCCAGCGCACGAAGCCACAGCGGGCCATCGTCAACGGCGTTGTCGAAGTTCCAGCCGCGATTGCTCTGGTTGGTGGCCTGAGCTGCGGCCATCCGATGATCGGTGTAGGTGTGACGGTCGTTCATTGGCCCGACTCCATAGCGATAGTCACACCCCGAAGGGTGGCGCTTGCAGCGTTTACTGCCGCCAAAAAAGCCCACACGGTCGCAAAAAGCGCATTTCCTTCGCTAGCGTAGGCTGCTGTTAGGCCAAGCCCCAGCAGCACCATGCAAACAGTCACAATCAAATCTACAACTTTCATTGTTCTTCCTCCCCTTTGTCAGACGCCTTCGCCATTTCGGAGAAGGTTGTCGCCCAACTGTGAATGATGTCGCCCATAGCCCGGTTAGAACGCTCGTTTTCATTCCAGACAGCCTCCAGCGCGGAGCCTTGGCGGGGACGAACTGCAATCGGGTTTGGCTTGGTCATGGGGTAAACATACGCCTTTCGCTTTCCGTGTAAACCCCCTTTCTCACTTTTCACACCAAGGCCCTTAGAAGGTGGTCGCGCTGGTCCGTCGCTTTGTCGCAAGCCTCTTTCAACTCGCTCAGGGTCGGAAAGAAGTTGGGCTTATCGGGGCGATACATGAACCGCTCACAGACCGCCTTGGCCACGTCTGCCGGATACCTGGCCAGACAATCGCTGTAGAGCCTGAGAATCAGCCGAAGCGAATTATCGCTGTCGTTCCGGTGAGCTGTGACGGCGTGGAGCGTTGAAACCAGCTCCTCGCACCGTTCGACCGTCGCGGGCGTCATGGCGCTTTGCACGGCCCGTAGAGCCTCAGAACGGTTGTCCTCCGTTAGCCCCTGAAACGAAAACCCCGTCACTGTCCGTTGGTAGCCACCGCTCACCGGATAGGTCAGGCTGACTCGCGGCTGCGCTTCGACGCTCAAGGACGATATCAACCATTGAAGCAGGTTGCGGTCGGTGTCCTCCGGCGTTTGGCTTTCCAGCTTGGCCCGCGCTGCGTCGATTGCGACACCACGTCCGCCATGTTGCAGGCCAGTCGAGTTTGCATCCACCGGCTCCCGGCTTAGCAATCCAGAAATCACGGAACTGATCGGCTTCACGTCTGGTCTCCTCGGGGGTCATGTTTTGGCTGGCGGCAAAGGTCAGGTCCGCTTGCGATGGAACCCAATCCGAAGGCAATCGAGTGCCTTTCTTTGGAGAAGCTGTAAGCTTCTCTTTCTTTAACTCTGGTTCTGGTTCTGGAGAATGCTTAAGCGATCGTGAAGCATTTGCTGAGGCCAGTTTGTTAGATTTCAACGCCTTAGCTCTCGCACCAGCTTTCCCCGACTGCGATCTTTTCTCCGATTTTTCTTCGGCAATCGCGAGTTCAGCGGAGAGCCTTTTTTGCGTAAATCCACCTTCGCATGGAGTGAAAAACTCCAGAATCTCGGCGCAGATTGTCGACCAGCGAGAGGGCGTCAGGCCCGCGATTCTGGCCAGCTTTACGGGGTTGTCTGACAAGACTCCTTCAGACCGCCACATGGTCATGAGGAGGAGCAAATACGCCCCGTGTTGTTCGGTGGTCAGGTGCCTAGTGTCGCCAAGATAGTCAGCGACATAGAGCTGCATGAACGGCGCGCTCACGGAACAACCCGGAGGCTTGCGCGATATGTCTGGTAGCGGTAAAACCGCATAGTCGATGGCTCCGTATAAGCCGTTGGCGTTTCGCAGGTCAGCGTCCCTCTGATCTGCACAAGCTTTATCCGTCATTGGTCTGAAAATATCAAGGCGGTATAAAGGGGAGACACGGCTAGGCTCCTCCCCCTTGTTCTGGCCGTGGAAGACGGAGGCCCGGTGATGCTCTCGCGCTCGCCGGGCCTTTTTCTATCCAATGAGCCTAAGCGGAACCACCGTCCCCGCTGGTAGATGGTCACCCCTAACGATAGCTTCGGCAAGCGCACGGACGAGCCTTGCATCGCCCTCGCGCTGTTTATTCTCTGCCTCTCGCTCCTTGTCGAATCCTGGTGGCGTCGATCTGGCCAGCACGGCGGACTTGAGCGGGCGGTGATAATGTCCAGCGTTAGACACGGGCGACCTCCAGAGACTTAGCATAAGCAGCCATCATCACCTCAAAATACGGAATGGCTTTGGCCGTCTGACGCATCTTAACGGCATCGGCATAGTCCAGCCCGTGACGTTGTGCGTAGGCTCTCACGCCATGCAGGACAGTCGTATGGTCCCGCCCGCCTAGCCGTCGTCCAGCTTCGGGATAGGATATGTGTGGGCATTCGGTGAAGACGCGGTACATGGCCTCCTGACGGGGCCAAGCGTAGGCTCGCTGTCGGCACGGGTCCAAAAGACTGGCCACGGAAAGCCCATGCTTTGCAGCCGTCTCCCGCAAAATGTCGGCAACTGAAGTTCTCATTGGTCCCCCTTGGGCTTTTTTGCGAAGCCGCGTGATTGCAATTTCTGACCCTTCGGCCATTCGTTCCGAGACTGGATAAGCGGCGCAGTCCGGTTCTGGCGTCTCGCCCATTGTCCGGTTTCTCCTGCCTGCCGTTTGCTCTTGGCAATGCGCTTAACGTCGTCGCCAGTCTTAAGCGTCCGGTGACAGACCGTGTGTGCGACTTTCAGGTTATCGTCTGAATCGTCAAAAGACAGCGCCCACGGAATAACGTGTTCGACCTCGAAAAGCTGGCCGATCTTGATCTTGTCGCGGCACAGATAGCAGCGCCCGTCCTCCTTCACGAAGATGCGGACCCGCCGCGCTTTGGACATTGAGGGTCGTGGTGGGGCGGCGGTCACGTCTCCCGAACCTCGGCCCCGGTAAGCGCCTTCAGCAGCTTGACCTTGATGCGGTAAACTGGATGCTTGCGGGTGATCGGGCTTTTCGTGTCCTCGATCACTTGCTGGCCATTCTCGAAATATGTAGCATCAGGAATGAAGGTGCAGACGAGTTGTCCATTAACAACGAGCGGCATTCGCACTTGACGAGCAAGGTCGGATATTTGACCCGCTCGCTGTAACAGACAAAGCTCGGACCACCGGCAAGCTTCCTTTTGGCTATCAAAGGACACGCCATCGACCGTAACCTTTCGATTGCGAAACTTCGGAGGCTTCGGCGTCATCCGAGTTCAGGCCGGTAACCAGAGACAAGAAAGTCCACTAGCTTGCAGGGGTCAAGCTCGTCATAAACCCCGACGTGATGTCCCATGACGCGCTCAATCTTGTATTCGTGATAGGGCGCAAATTCCGTCATGGTTACCGTGTGAGCAACGGAAGTGGCGACAGCGACTAGCTTTGGAATGCAGACCGAGTTTGCGCCTTCCGCGAGATTAATCCGCCGTCCGTCCGCGTGTCCTCCGATCAAAAGGACTTTCATTTGCCCGTCACCACGTTAAGCTCTTCAATCGAGAGAGCGCGGAGCTTGGCATAGATGCCGGAACGCTTTTTCTTCTGCTTGATAGCCTTATCAAGCTCGTCCTTGAGCGCGTTCCGCTCTTGCACGATCAGCGCAAGGCGTCGGTTCTTGTTAGCGGCGTCGGAAAAGAACGGGTGCTGATGCCATTGCGCGGTTGGCGCATAGACCTTCACCGGACGATGAAAGAACCCGTAGCGGCTTACGATGCGTTTGAGGAAGGCCAGCATCAGACCCCCCACGCAGCGAGGATGACGACGGTAAGGACCAGCCCAACGATGTTAGCGGCTCTGGCCCATTTGGGCGGAAGGTGCAGTTGCTCAAACATTGGTTTCTCCCCTCAGTGCAGCTCGCAGCAATGTAGCCGGAGCCGTGTTGTAAACGGTAGCCAGCGCCCCGATAGTCGAGACGGTGGGGTTAGTCCGGTTGCCCTTTTCCATGTCGCACAAGTTGCCTTTGGCAAGCCCGGTCTGGAGGGAAACTTGGGACAGCGACAACCCCTCGCGATTGCGAAGGCGGCGCAGTAGTTGGGCGAATGTCTCTTGCATGGCGTAACCATAGACCGAACAAATCCGGTCGCGCAAGCGAATAAAATAGCTTGACGCCCTATCCGGTCCCGTGGCTATATGTGTCCAACAAGGGAGAGACGACATGACCACGCAAGCACAACTCGACAACGCACTGACCGAATACGCCAGCGAAAACGGCGACGGCTTTTATTGCCGCGACTGGGTTGGCGCATACGAGTATCAGGACGAAGGTTTTGCGATGGCAGAACGTGCGTTGGCCATTGCGGAGGATGACCGCGAAGGCTGGCTTGAAGAACAGCGCGCGGCGTTTCCGCAGTCGGCCCGTTACCTGATTGCGGTGGCCACTGACTACCGCCTTGCCGACTTGGCTGACGAGGCCAAGCCCGCCGCCAAGCCCAACTTTTTCGCCGTTGCTGCTGACATTACGGGAGCGGTGTGATGAGGGATGATGCCGCAGGAGAGGCGATTGGCTGCCTGTTCTTTGTCGTCATGTTCTTTGCATGGCTGACGCACGTTATCGCCTGCTTGATGCAAGGCGAGTGGGGCTTCCTGATAGCAGGAGCGTTGTTCTTCCCCGTCGCCATAATCCACGGGATCGGGCTTTGGTTTGGGGTGTGGGGATGAGCGCGGTGAAGAACCACTTTCACGACGAGATTTGCGCGGCAGACGGCGCCGATGATTATCCGCTCTGCTTCCCGCGCGACAACGACACGGATGCAAGTTTCTGCCCCGAGTGTGGCGAGCCGGAAGCGTCCCCGTCTGTCGAGGCGTTCGAGGTTTACGGCGAGGTCATGTGCCAGGATTGCGCGCTCCAGCTTTTCGAGGACGACGGCAGGACGCACATTCTGGAGGCAATGCAATGATCGACGTTATCGACTCCATACGCGGCCTCCGCAACCAGACGCTTACGTTCGAGGCTGCAATGTCCTCCCTCACCGTCGCCATAGGCAACATGGAAAGGCTCTCCGATCTTGAGCCTGACCAGATCAACCGATTGCGCCAAGCAGTCATCCGTCTGGGCAATTGCGAGAGGAAGCATAGCCGTGACTGACACTGAAACCAAAAACGCTGTGATTGAATCAGCCAGCCTTGGGTTTGGCGACAGGGGCTTCTTGGATGCGTGGCTGAATCTTAGCTACGGAGGCTCTGGACAAGGGTTTGGTGGATATACGCTTTACCTGCCAAAGTCGTTCGACCATCATAAACTAGAGTCGGTAGCTGGGCACTTTCTGTTCCGCATCATGGAGGTGGCGGGCGTAGAAAGTTGGGACAGACTCAAAGGGAGAACGATTCGCGTTCGGGCAAATCATAGCGGTGTGGAGGCTATTGGCCATATCGTGAAGGACGATTGGTTTTGTCCAAAAGATGATTTTGCGACTCTTCGCAATGACTGACCGTCCCCTAGCTAAGTTCGAGGATGGCCGTCTGTGGCTGGACGTTGGCGGCATCTATGAGAAGTCGTCCAAGTTCGCCGTCATCATGAAGCGCGAGGTGATGTTGAGCCTTCGCATTCCAGACGCGGCCCGAAAAGCCCAAGACTGCCAAGACGCACTCAACCAATATCAAGCGGCAATGGAGGAAGCCAAGTGAGTTTCACAACAGAACAAACAGGGCTGCTTTCCGCGCCGCTCGACAAGGCGCGCGTCGCCACCCGCGAGCAAGGCGGCAAGACCCTGTCCTATATCGAGGCATGGCACGCCATCGCGGAGGCCAACCGCATCTTTGGTTTCGGCCAATGGGACCGCGAGACGGTGGAACTGCGCCAGCTTGGCGAGCCGCGCGTCACTCAGGACAAGTACGGCAAGGACCAGATGCGCGTCGGCTATTCCGCCCGCGTCCGCATCACCGTCAGGGCAGGGGACAGCGTCATCATCCGCGAGGGCTGCGGCTTTGGCTCCGGCATCGACAAGGACACGGACCAAGCCCACGAAAGCGCGCTGAAGGAAGCCGAGTCCGACGCCATGAAACGGGCGCTGATGACGTTCGGCAACGCCTTCGGTCTGGCCCTCTACGACAAGAGGCAGGCCAACGTCGCGACCGTGGTTTCCGCCGTCGTACAGACCGCGACCGCCTCCCTCGCCATGTGTCGGGATGAAGCCGACCTGAAGGAATGGAGCGCGACCAACGGCGAGATGATCGCCGGTCTCTCCGAGGTCGAAAAGCAGGGCGTTCGCAAAGCCTACGCCGCCCGGCAAGCCGCCATCAAATCCGCAACCAACACCTTTGAACAGAAAGCAGCTTAACCCATGGCCGGAAGCGTCAACAAAGTCATCCTGATCGGCAATGTCGGGAAAGACCCGGAAATCCGCACCCTCAACAATGGGGACCGCGTCGCGAACCTGTCGCTGGCCACGTCCGAAAGCTGGCGCGACAAGGCTTCCGGCGAGCGCAAGGAGAAGACCGAATGGCACCGTGTCACCATCTTCAACGACCACATCATCAAGACGGTCGAGAACTACGTGAAGAAGGGAACGACCCTCTACATCGAGGGCGCTCTTCAGACCCGGAAGTATGAGCAGAACGGCGTCGAGAAGTACGCGACCGAAATCCACATCGGCAAGTTCAAGGGCGAACTGACGCTGCTGGGCGGGAAGCCTGCCTCGACTGACGACGGCTTTAGCGGACCCGCTGGTGGCGCGAAGGAATCTTACGATCTCAACGACGACATCCCGTTCTGATGGCCGACAACCTCCAGCACCAGGCCAAGGAAGTCGCTGAGTTCTGGCGTTCCGTTCGCGCAATCGCGGGCGATGACGACCAGACGGTGATCGACACGGTTGACGGCGAGACGGACGCTATCAGCGCCCTTCGCAGGACCGTCCAGCTTGCCATTGAGGCCGAGGCTCACGCCGAAGCCGCCAAGGCCCTCGCCGCGAACTATGTCGAGCGCCGCAAGGTGCTGGAGGACCGCGCCGAACGGTATCGGCGGGCCGCAGCGGCTTTCCTACAGGAAGTCGGGGAGAAGTCTTTGCGGCTACCAGAGGCGACAATCTCATGGCGTCACACAGGCCCGCAAATCGTTGGCGAAATTCCGTCTGCGGCTGGTCTGCCCGATCATTGCGTGAAGTTTCAGCGGGTGAAGCATGAGCCATCGATCAAGGCTGCTCTAGAGGCTGGCGAGACTATCCCCGGCCTGTCTTTGTCCAATGGCGGCGTTGGTTTAACGGTGCGGCGGGCGTGATGCTCGTATCAGACGACGATATGCACGACGTGCTGGCGGTCCTTGGCGATGAGTCAGGGGCCGCGCACCGTGCCGCGCATGAGTATCTGGACGCGCTAACCAAAACCGTTCTTGCCGAGTTGATGGGCGAGAGCGACGCCAAGTCAGCCACGGAGAGGGAGCAATGGGCAAGAGCGCAGACTCGGTTCAAGGAGCATCTGGCGAAGGTTGGGCAAGCCGCAAAACATGATTACCAGTGGCGCCAGCGGTATTCTGCTGCTAATAGCAAACTTGAATGTTGGCGAACCGCAAACGCCAATATAAGAGCGGCAGAAAGGCTCCGGTAATGACCATGAACGCTACGCCCCGTGAGAGGTTCGATAGGGCGATTGAGCCTGATTTGAATAGCGGGTGCTGGCTGTGGTCAGGCGTCATTCTGAGCAATGGCTACGGACAGGTTCGCATCGACAACAAAAAGTGGCTCGCTCACAGGCTGTCGTGGTCTTTGCATAGCGGACCTGTTCCGCGCGGGGTGCTGGTCCTACACCGCTGCGACGTGCGGGCCTGCGTGAACCCTCGCCATTTGTTCCTTGGGACGCACCGGGACAACATAAACGACTGCGTGGCCAAGGGGCGCTATCCAAACAAGGGCGGCGAAACGGCCCCTAACAGCAAACTGACGCAAGCCGCCGTTGACGGCATTTGGGAGGCTATAGAATGCGGCGAGACTCAAGCGGTCATAGCGGCGAGGTTCGGAACAACCCGCCAAAACGTGTCAGCAATCAAACGGGGGAAAAGCTGGAACGCAAACAACAGGGCGGCGGAACGTGTGCGCTAACGACGTGGACCCCGTGGACGGTCAGAAAACAGGACTACACCCGATGAAAGACCCGCTCTATTCCGTCCGCACCTACGCCTGCGAGAAAAGCCGTGCTGCCCGCGACAAGTGGTTAGCCTTTCGCGAAAGCCAGCGCATGCCCGTCCACCAAATCAGCGGTAAGCATGATGACCCGCCCGGCGCGTTCATGCGGCAGTTTGAGAAGGCTCGCAAATGACCGACCACTGGCACACCGAGCTAAAGCAGGACGGCGACCGCTGGAGCTTCACGCTTACGCAGAATGGCGTCCTTCACACCCGCATGGCCAACTACAAAAGCCGTGAAGCCGCGCTAAAGGCCGCAGACTGGCATCGTGCGCCTATGGGTGACCGTCCGTCGATTGCGGATGATCTGGCCGCGCTGGGGCTGTAACTGTGGACGGCAGAAAGAAAGGCCCACCCGTACCGATCCCGCCATACACCGGCACCAAGTTTGACCCGCCTCACGCGTGGCTGTTTGCCAAAGGCATCTATGGCCCGCCGGATAACAGGCCGTGGCCTAAATGCCCGCGCATCACCCGTGAGCAGGCTAAGGCATGGGGATTGACCCGCTAAGTCCGCTAAGGCATCATCCACCCCGCTCTAAGGCCCCGCTACGGCTTAAGCCTAGATGCGAATGATTTGCTAAACTAGTCGTCAGGATGCAATGCGCGGTTCTGCACCGGGAGAACGTCGTGGGGGCCGTCAAAAGGGCACTCCCAACAAAACGACTGCGCTCCTGAAGGACGCCATTCTCATGGCTGCTACTGAGGCAGGCGGTGACGATGGCCTGACCGGCTATCTCAAGGCTCAGGCTTCAGCCAACCCCGGCCCGTTCATGGCTTTGCTTGGCAAGGTTCTGCCGATGCAGCTTGCGGGCGACCCGGATGCGCCCATCACGATCAGTGTGTCGTGGCTGAAACCAGAATAATCCCCTACGCCCCTCGCCGGGTGTTCATGCCGTTCCATAACCGGACGCAACGCTTTGCAATCGGTGTGGCGCACCGGCGCTGCGGCAAGACCGTGGCTTGTATCAATGACAAGATCAAGCGCGCCATTGAGAGCGACAAGCCCAACTACCGTGCGGCCTACCTCGCCCCGTACCTGAAGCAAGCCAAAGACGTGGCATGGGACTATCTCAAACGGTACTCGCAGCCGGTCTGGGCCAAACCGCCTAACGAGTCGGAGCTGTATGTCGAACTAATCGGCGGCAAGCGCATCAAGATTTACGGCGCTGACAACCCGGATGCTCTGCGCGGTGGCTATCTGGACGACGCTACGCTTGATGAGTACGCCGATATGTACCCCGGCATTTTCGGCTCAATCATCCGCCCTATGCTGGCAGACCGTCAAGGCACAGCGACGTTCATCGGTACGCCTAAAGGCCGCAATGCGTTCTTTGATCTGTTCGAGCGGGCGAAGACGGACCCCGACTGGTTCCCATTCTTCCTGCCTGCCTCAGAAACCCGCATCCTGCCTCAAAGCGAGCTGATAGCCGCAGCTAGGGAGATGACGCCGGAGCAATACGAGCAAGAGTTTGAGTGCTCGTTCGAGGCCGCAATCATCGGCGCTTACTACGGTAAGGACATGGCCGAGGCAGAGAGAGCCGGGCGCATCACAGACGTTCCGCATGACCCTGCCTTGCCGGTCTATACGACGTGGGACTTGGGCATAGGCGACAGCACGGCGATCTGGTTCTGGCAGGCTCACGGGCCTGAGATACGGATAATCGACTTCTACGAGGCCAGCGGAGAGAGCATTGAGCACTATGCCAAGGTGCTCCAGTCCAAGCCGTACCGCTATGAAGCCGATTGGGTTCCGCATGATGCTAGGGTCAGGGAGCTAGGCACGGGCCGGACGCGGATTGAGACGATGATCGGCTTGAAGCTTAAGCCCAAGCTGGTGCCCAATCACAAGATACTGGACGGCATCAACGCGGGTCGGGTTCTGTTCCCGCGCATCTGGTTTGACCGCGACAAGTGCAAGGCAGGGCTTGAGTGCCTGCGCCAGTACCGCGCGGACTATGATGAGAAGGGCCGTGTCTTCCGTGACGGACCTAAGCACGACTGGACCTCACACGCTGCGGACGCGTTCCGATACGTTGCGATGGCCTATCGGGAGATAAAGCCGGAGGTGAAGGAGGCCGACAAGCCCATCCTTGGCGTTCAGGATATGACATGGGATGATCTGCTGGCTAATCAGCCGGTGCATGTGGGCTATGAGAGGGCATGATGACTGCCGCAAATCAAATGCACCTGAGCGCCGCGCGGGCCTATGAGCGAGATGCGGCGCGGATTGAGCGTACCGGGCCAGAGGTTGTCTGGTGGACAACCAAGCCGCTGACTGCACAAGAGGCGCGGTTGCGGGCGTTTGCCTGTTGGGCTGCGTTAGGGCTTGGGTTCTAGCATAGACGTTCTATCGACAAGCGGAACCGCGCAAGTTATTGTCCCTCTAACGCTTGCGAGGGGCCATGCTTCCCACCGAACCCGATAATCAAGAGGCTGTGAACCTCGTCACCAAATGGATTGACGAGATTAACCTTGCCGAGCGCGAGCTTCAGCCGTGGTGGAAGGCTGGCGACGTTATCGTTCGTCGGTACAAGAACGAGAACCGCAATCGCGACGGCGGGCGACTGAGCGTCAATGCCAATCGTCGCCGCTTTGCCGTGCTGTGGTCCAATGTGCAGACGCTTCAGCCTGCGATCTACGCCAAGCAGCCTAAACCGATGGTGGACAGGCGCTATCGTGATGAATACCCTACGGGCAAGGTGGCATCTGACGTGCTGGAGCGGGCGTTGGGCTTCAGCCTCGACCAGTATGACTTCGATGGCCGTCTGAAACTGTGCGTTCTGGATTATCTGCTGCCGGGCCGTGGTCAGGTGTGGGTGCGCTACATTCCGCACATGAAGACGCTCAATGCCGAGCAAGACCCAGAGCTAGGCGAGGGCGAGGAAGACGCAGACACTGATGAGGTTGGCGAGACCGCCTCGGAGGAAGTCGTCTACGAAGAGGTTCAGTGCGACCACGTTGCGTGGAAGGACTTTCTGACTAACCCGTCCCGTGAGTGGTCCGAGGTCCGTTGGGTGGGTCGCCGCGTCTATATGACGAAGGAAGAGTTGACCAAGCGGTTTGGTGCCGAGAAGGCCAAGCTGGTGCCGATTACCACCACGTCGTCAGGTATCACGACGGGTGCGGATGCTGCGCCGGACGCTCAACGCCAAGCCAATCAGACGGGCGAGGTGTACGAGATTTGGGACAAGCCGTCTAAGCGCGCGTTCTGGGTCTGCAAGGGCGTTACGAGCGGCGTTCTGGACGAACGTGAAGACCCGCTAGGTCTGCGTGAGTTCTTCCCATGCCCTAGCCCGTTGAACGCCACGACGGCCAATGACAGCACGATTCCGGTTGCGGACTATGTGCAGTACCAGGACCAGGCCGAGGAGCTTGACGATCTGACGGGTCGCATTGGCAAGCTGCAAGAAGCCCTGCGGATGGTGGGTGTCTATGCAGGCGAGGCCAATCGAGAGCTTCAGTTGGTGTTCTCGCCGGGCAATGAGAACAAGCTTATCCCGATTGATACCTACGACATCTGGAAGGACAAGGGCGGCGTCAAGGGCCTGATTGACTGGGTTCCGGTCGATATGGTCATTCAGGTGCTGAAGGGGTGCTTTGAGACGCGCGCTCAAATCCTTAACGACATTTACCAGATCACCGGCCTGTCTGACATCATCCGGGGCGAGAGCAATCCTAACGAGACGGCGACGGCTCAACGGCTGAAGGGCCAGTGGGGAAGCTTGCGGGTGCGTGACCGTCAGCGTGAGCTTCAGCGGTTCGCGCGGGATGCTATTAGGCTGAAGGCGGAGATTATCGCAGAGCATTTCAGCATTGAGACGCTCAAGGCGATGACGAACGTGAAGCTGCTTACGGCGCAAGAGAAGGCGCAGATTGAGCAGATCATGCCGATGATTGAGCAGGCCAAGGCGCAGCAGTTGCCGATTCCTCCGGGCATTGAGCCTGCGCCGGAAATGCTTGAGCTTATGTCCAAGCCGACATGGGAGGACGTGCAGGCGCTGCTGAAGAACGATGCGCTGCGTTCGTTCCGTATCGACGTGGAGACGGACAGCACGGTCGAACCTGACGAGAACGCGGCCAAGGCGGCGTTTACCGAGTTCACGGGCGCTGTGGTGGGTCTGATGACGGCTGCGGCTGGCATCGTCCCGACTGCCCCGTACACGGCCCCGCTGTTCGCTGAAATCCTGAAGCAAGGCGCACGGACGTTCAACGTGTCTCGCCAGATGGAAGACGTCATAGACAAGGTGTTCGAGACTGCTGAGGCCCAGCCCCCCGCAGCGCCTCCGGGTCCGCCACCGCCTCCCCCGCCTGATGAGACTGCTATCGCGGTTGAGCAAATGAAGTCGCAAACGGCTCAGATGCAGGCCCAGATCGAGCAGCAGCGCACCCAGATGGAAGGCCAGCTTGGTCAGGCTGAGTTGCAACTGAAGGGACAAGAGCTTCAGGTTAAGGCCGCTGCCCTTGCCCGTGACCCGACCCCGCAAGGAAGCGCATGACCCAGCAAGGATTGAGACAAGCCAGCGCGTATGACCTGAGCTTGTTCCCTACGGCGTCGAACTATAACGAAGACCTTATGCGTTTGTTTGATGCGGAGGGTGTTCCGGCCGGGACGTTCAATGAGCGGCAACTGCGGTTCATCAACGCGCGGCTAACGGCAAGCTACACCAATCTCACTGAGGCCATGCAAGCGTTTGCGGACAGCAAGAGCTTCTACAACTGGTCCAGCCTTGGGACGCTCGACACTTGAGCCGGGCGACGTATCGCATCTGCCGGTCGTGTGGCGACATGCACGAAGTATCGGCATGGCCTAGCGCCTGTCTTGAGCAGTTCCGCAAGAAGCGTTCCGATCTGCCCATGCCTGCTATCCGGTCGGACGGCATGGACCCGATCATGAACCACGCTAACGGGCTGATGTACGACAGCCGGTCAGCCTATGAGCGCGGCGTGAAGGATGCGGGATGCGTGATTGTCGGCAATGAGAAGCTGACACCAAAGCCACGGGCGGTGCTGTCGGACCGTGAGCTTAAGCAAGACATCAAGACGGCTATAGACCAGGTGGAGGCCAGACTATGAGCGACATGGAAGACGACATTCGGGCGGCAATGGCAGAGGTTAGCGGCAACGCGCCGGAGCCTGCGCCCGTTGAGGAAGTGGTGGTTGCGCCAGAAGCGGTAATCGAGGCGGAAACGCCTAACGATGACGCTGAGAAAGCGTCGGATGGCCGTGAGAGCGGGCCGGACGGCAAGTTTATTGCCAAGCAACCGGAAACGGTGCAAGATACTGCCGACCAGCCCTCGGAGGCAGTCGCGGACCCTGCTGCAAAGCTCGCCATCCGCGCCCCGGCTTCATGGTCACCTGCGGCTAAGGCCACGTTCGATAAGCTTCCTCCCGAAGTGCAACAGGCCG